TAACATTGTCAGCATTCGTTGCATATGAATAAGTTGTTGGTAAAACAAACTGGCCTTCTACAAATACCTTTACTGGAACTTTTGCGGTATTTGTAATTACAGGGACATCTAAAACCAGTGGCACACTGGCATAATCAAATGTGAAACTTTGACGTTGCACATTTGTGTCAAAGTGTGTTTGCCAACCTAGTAATTTACTAAAAGTTGATATACTGTTGTATTGTCTAATTATTCCTGTATTAATTTTTTGTGTAGAACTGGTAGCATCTTTAACATAGGTAAAAGTGTCAGTGTACAAATTATTATCAAACACAATATCACCAACATTGCTAATACTCAGATACTTTAATGGTTGGTCGATAATACTATCTGTGGCACCAGTACCGACTGCATAACTGAATATTTTTGTCCCTATAAATGTTGTACTTGGATACACAGTAGTATCACTTAAACTTATTCCATTTTCATCAAAAACATCAAAAAGCGGAGGTTGGTTTGTGTCAGTTTTTTGTTGTCCAGATATCCAAGTGGTTCCATTAAAATAATAACTTTTGCCTTGTTCTGTGGTTCCACTTAACACTACTACATTTGTGTTAATTGGTTCTTCTGGAGATGTTAAACTTGCCGCCTGTAAATCGATTGTTTTTACAGAACTATCTTGAAAATCGACAAAATTTACAGTATAGATCTTGTTCTGCACCTCTGGATCACTGTCTTTTGCAAAAATAATTCTTGAACCTTCTATAAGAGAGTATCCATCTACACTATAACCAATGCTTCCGTTTACATTTTGAAAAGCATTTGTTTGTGTAAAGTCAATTATATCAACTGGTTGTGTTGCTTTTGTACCGTAATTAAATAGTTTTAGGCTTTTTCTAAATTCGAGAATTGGACGCTTTGCTCTTGCATCATTGTTTATTTGTAGTGCAACATTGTTGTAAATTGCAGTGTTTGTTAAAACATCTATATGGAACCAACGATTGCCTCTGGTCCATGCATTTAAATCTATACTTGCACGATTTATTGTCATGTAGTCTTGTGCCGTTGGAGCATTTGACGTAGCATCGTAACCGCCATCATCATACGCTAGACTATCAAAAGGCACACTAGCACTTACTGTATAAGTTTCTGGAGTGACAAAATCTGTTACAGGTAAAAGCTCTATTGCAGTACCAACGCCTTCTACGTAGTATTCTTTTCCTTGATAAGTTGCAGGTACAATTGCACCAGTAAATTGTACTTTTAATCCATTGGTAAACACCACACCATTTGGTGAGGTAAAGTTTGCCTTGCCAACTATATCTTCGTCAACATTTAAGTCAGATATGTTTGCTTGATCAACTACACGAATTACACCAAAGTTAAGTTCATCACTTGCATCTTGATAATACAGTATATCGAGGTTTGCCGTAATCAAAGGTTGTAGTTCAAATGCACCTTCTGCATTTTTGTAGTAAGTTTTGCCTGCATTGTCAGTTCCATATTCAATCAGTGTCTTACTTAGGTTTGAAATGCTTTTTACTTTTGTGAGCTCCATGAATGGGCGTTCTGGATTAGCATAGTTAAAATTAATCCTCCATTGCACATAACGCTCTGGATCAGATGCTAACGCTACACTGTTATCAAACCCTGCATTTGGAATACCTGGATTGTCTTGGTCAAACAAGGTTTCATCAAATGGAGTAAGTGTTTCCCAACCAGTATCACTGGTTGTTGTAAAAATTAATGTTCTATCACGCAAGTCTGTGATGCCGTCGATGCCACCGTTAGCGGCTAAAAACACATCAACAAATTGGTTGTTGACTTGGTTAAATTGCAGAGTGTCTTCAACAAGATCTGTTGATCCAACGTCTGCTAATGTAAAGAAAAAATTCTGTGCAGTTTTGCTTGGCACGCTAAATGTCACAGTCCCAACATCATCACCGTTGTTTGTTACTCCCAATACATCTCTTGAACTTTGATTTGGTTGTTGTGCTAGTACTCCACTTGTCCCAGGTTGTGATTGGATCCAAAAGTTACGTCCATTATCACTAACATTAAAGTTGTATGCACCTTCTCTAGCAAGAGTGATTGTAGGCAATGTACCAGCATATGTAGAAAATGTGTATCCACTAGTTTGATATTTCACATTATAATCTGCACGTATAGGAATAGCATTGGCAAATACGCTTACACTATTTGGTCCTGCTGGCACCCAATAATACTGGCCAAAGTTAACATACTTGTCAAAGTCAACCATTGGATCAAAACTATAATATTCACTATCAAATAACCTGTCGTGCCTTGTGGTGTCTGCACCTTGTAAACTTAAACTATCTATTATTCCAGGATAGGTTATGGTATTCAGTACTTGTGTTCCGTTGTCGTTGGTTTGCACTACACCTGGTTCAAGTTGATAGTTGCTACGGGTTGTTGTTGGTTCAAGTACATAACTGTCTGATGCAGTGACTCCGGGGCCTATTTTCCGCCCAATGTATCCTTCCGTAGGTTTAAGTTTTGGATTTTGTGTTAGTTGGTCAAGTGTACTACGCAACAACTGTTTGTTTGCAGGTGTTTGGAATATTTCAGGTAAAAATCTTTCTGAGCGTATACGCTTAGCCATATTAGACTACTCCGCTATTTGGTGCAGTACGCAATTGGCTACCAGTAAGTGCGTCTATAATTTGTACATCATTCACTGTTGCGGCATTCACAAATATTTCATTTGCTTGTGAACGTATTTCATAAAGATCACCAAAACTCTTTAGTGGATCAGTTGGTACCAACACAACTGAACTTATAATACTTCCTAGTCTGTCGTGCAAGTATGCACTAAGTTCACTAAAGAAAAAAGTATCACCAAAATCCCAATTTTCAATTGTAAAATAACTGTTCATTGCACTTACTACTTGACTTTTAATTTCACTTACACTAGCAGTGCTTGATGTATTTTTTACACACTTAATTGATGCTTGTAATTCTACTGATGCTTTTGTTCCAAACAGTGGCTTAAATGTAACACTATTAAGAATAATGTTATCTGAAATCATTTTGTACTGGTCAAGTGTACTATAACTGGTTGTAAGTTCGTCAATAGTTGGCTTTGTAGGCTCTGTTACAGTACCTGTACTATCACGCAAATAGTTCTGATAAGCAATATAATAAGATTGTGTTATTAGATATAGATCAATAATATTTGTTGTGCCTGGATCTATACGTCGGCTTAATGGCGCATTGTGCCTGTACTGAAAGTATAAACCTTGTCTACCTACATATGTGTCATAACCAGTCACTTCTGCTATAGTTCGAACACCATCGTAGGCGACTGTTAGTTTATAAAACTTTTTATCAGTGTATGCGTAAAAAACTTGTGCATCTGGATATTCACTTTTAACCAATTCAATTGCATCTTTCGTTGCAATTGATCCTATTACAACTCCCGCTGCTAAAGGCAAATACCTTTCGAGATTATCAAAGTCTACAGTCTGTTGTAAAAATATTCTTTTAGTATTTGGATTCACTAGCGGCGCAACCAATGTTTCAAAATAGTCTGGATTATCTGGTATACCATCGTTGTCTGAATCTTTATAGCTTATTCTAACTTTAAAATCATCTACAAAACCATCAGTCTCAACAGGTTGGTCAATAATATCTAAAACTTCGTCACTGTTTAGGGTAGTGGTTGCATCTGGTTTGTTGTTTGTTTTAAGCACATTAATAAAATCATTTATTACTGTGCCTGTCTTTGGATCATAAACTTTTTGTGTTCCGTCATAAAAGAATCTTGTTTCGAGTACACTTGCCCAAAATCGTTGTAAACTACGAGAGCTTACTGTGTATGTTACACCATCAGTTGTAAAGTCAACCAACCAAGAGTTATCTAAGCCAGTGCCAGATATGTTTTGTGCATTTAACAAACTAAATGTTATTGCATTGTTAATGTTAGTGGATGTAATAACATACCAAGTGCCAGTTAAGTTGTTATAGCCGAGACCAAAGTTTCTATATAATTCAATATTCTCACGCATCGTGGTCTCAATTGCAGTTGGCAAATCAGTAACAAAGTTTGGTATTACCTCTGTTGGTACTGCATTGGTTGGTATAAAGTTATTCAGTGTCACTGGTCCAGTACCATCAGCATTGTTACCAACTCCTTGATTAGTTCCGTCCAGTTCTAGTGCAGTTACAGTTGCCCACAACACTGTCTTATCTCCAGGCAAGGTTGGGGATCCAACTGCTAGTCTGTTTGTGGCAGTAAAATATTGTCCTGCTGGTGGTGTAAATTTCACAAGTCCGCCTTGTGCAATATATTGTTTATTATCACTTGCTTGTGGTCCAACAGGTGCTGGAGCTGCACTTGCTACGAATTTAAAAAATCCAGTGGTTTCGTTGTTACTGGTTGTACTTTGATTCCACTGTAAATTAAGTATTGTTAGATCAGGGCGTGTAAAGTTATCATAGTAAAACTCTTGCATACCTCTACTTGCTAACACAGGTTCAACTTGATTAACAATAACATCAGTAATATCATTCTGGTCAACAAATGTAAATGTAAAACTTGGAACCGCAGTGTTTTGATATATTAAACCATCACTGGCAAAAATATTAGTACTAGAATATTTTCCAGTGATATCTACAAGATCCAAGTACCTACTAGTACCAATTGAGCTACGGTTAACTGCTTTGGACTTGATTATAGTTGAATAAAGTGTATATGGAAAATTATTGTAATCTTCACCGTTTACCATTCTATTCTGAGTATAGTACCTAGCTGGTGCTCTTTGTTTGATGTCGTTAATGTTTTCTCGGTTAGCCGCATTGCTTACTGGTTGAGTCAATGCACATGTAAACGTTAGTGTTTCGTTTCGGCCGCTTCTACTTACATAGCCAATGGAGATTGTAACATTTTGCATTTCGTCTGGATTAATAATATAACTTAGTCCATTAGACGCTCTCACATAAGTTCTAAAATTACCTACAGGAATGCTACTAAAAACACCATCACCAAAGTTAAGATTAATTTGATCGTTAGTTCGAGATGTTATTGAAAAATATCTACGCAACTCAGGAGTAAGTTCTTCTACTGCACCTGCGTATATGTTTTCAACTTTGGTCCATTCGTTTTGTATATTTGCGTTGCTATCCAATTGGTATACCCAGATATCATCGTTGTTGACCCCTTCGATATTAACATTAACCACTCTGTTAGAAATACGCTCTCCCAGATTGAAATCTAAATCTTGTAAACTTCCTTGTTTGAACAAAAAGAAATAACCTGTATTTGCACTTGCATATCCTTGTTTATCGTTTCGATATAGGATATTAAATGCACCATTAGGAGCAGGTGATGGTTCATAAACAAATGTTTTATTTTGTGACGTTGCACATACTGCTTCAAAACCCATTGCAGTGCCATTTACTGTACTGGTAAACGGAATCACTGGCAAAAATCCTTGCAGTAAATTAATTGCGTATTCTTCGGTGTCAACTCCAAGTATAGTTTGACTATTACCTGGACGGCCAAAACGCTGACTGTTATCTAAGGCCGCATTTACAATGACTGTAAACTGTTCTAACCAGTTTGCGTTTGTAGTGTCATTCCAATTTACTGTGATGTTAGAAAGATTCACTCCTGTAAAGTCAATTACACCTTCTGTTGTGCTGATACTCTGTACCTTTAAAAAACCTTGTGCCGCAGTATTACGCTTTGGTGTATAGCTGACTAGTTCTGCTAGTCTATTGACACTGTCTCTTCGTTCAGCAGTGTCTATAAAATTTTCTCTTGTGTTAAGGTCATTTCTAAAACTTCCAGCCTGGCCCATAAATGCCATTACATCTAATAGTGCAATGAATTCACTTGATTCAATATAGTCGTTAAAACTTTCTGGATAGTATAGACGTATGTAATCTATAAAACTTTTACGCAGTGTCTCAAAATCATAACTTTGAAAATCTGCTTCGCGATATGTTTGGTAGATTCTCTTCCAATCCTCAACACCAAATATACTAGTTTGTCTTGTAGTTTTAGCCATGTGTATTTCCTTACCTAGTATTTATCTACAAAATAAACTACGCAGTTTATACTACACGTCTGAAAAGGATGCTCTTTGTGTTTGGTTATCAAAAAACACAGTTAGTGTGTTTGCATCTTGTCCAGCAATGGTTTCAACTTCTAGTTCACATAAAAAACCATTTTCTTGTGCAAAGACATTTATGTCTGCAATTTCGATTCGTGGATCTTGAGCAACCACACGTTGTAATTCGTTAATGATTGCTTGTGATGTTTGTGCATTTTGTGGTTCAAATATAAGACTCCACATTGATGTGCCAACGTCTGGTCTGCCGGCGACTTCGCCTTGTCTTATGTTAAGTGCATTCAGTAGATCAACTTTAATGAGTTCAAAGTCAGTAAGGGTATAGTTTTTGAATCTACCTACTGTGCTATATCCAATTATTGATGCCATAACGTATTTATGTTTCTATTCCTGTGACTTTTTGGCTAGCAATCACAGACTGTACTGCGGTATCAATTTCTTTTCTTATAACTGTTCCTGTTGTGCCTGCTGAACCTGTAGTGAATCCTTGTATCTCACTGCTTATTTTTTGTGTTGTAAGATTTACTGCATACTTTCCGCCAGCAACTAACTCGTTCATTTGTCCTGCAGTAATGTTT